AGTCGAGGCGTACATTGAGGGAGAGACCGGGCGTGTTTTTATCGCGGACGTTGCACCGACGCGTCGCGCATACGATGGCGATGGGGAAACGGATGTGCTGATTGATGACTGCGTGGAAGTCACGAAATTGGAAACGGGCACGGATGTTCTCGATCTCACGGAAGTAGAGGCTACGGAGTATTTTACCGGGCCAAAAAATGCACGGGAGCGCGGAAAGCCGATTACGAGTATCGAGCTTTGGGATACGGTATTTTCTGGTGCGCGCCGGAGTGTGCACGTCACGGCGCGGTGGGGGTATTCGGAAGTCGTACCGGAGGATATCAAGCTCGCGGCAACCATTTTGATCGCCGGGATCATCAACTTCTCGAATAAGGTTGACGGAGAGATTAAACAGATGACCGTCGGCCGATACTCGGTCACGTACAAGGATGCGAAGGGATGGGAGGATTTGGAGAATGTGAAGACCATTCTCGATCGTTACCGCGTCGAATAGTATGGATATCAGCATCAACTACGATCGCACCGTGGACGTCACAAGGCTTGTGGACGGCGATGGAGATACCACGGAATATGCGGCGCATCTCTCGGATGTGTCATGCCACATTCAACCGCTCGATGACGCATTTTCGGAAACGCAAAACGGGCAATTTGGAAAAGAGTGGCTGATGTTCTGCGATGCGGTGGATATTTTGGAGGGCGATCATGTCACGGATGGGAGTACGGTGTACGTGGTCACAGGGGTTGAGAGTTTTGCATTTTTGGGGAGACCTCGGCACATGGAAATACGAATCAGAAAGCACGCATGAACGTATCAATTCACATAGAGGGCATGGAAGAATTGAAAAAGCTGGTGGCCAAGGTTCCCGGCGTGACGGCGCGTGAGCTCACGGTGGCCGTGGGGAAATCAGTTGCAACCATTGAATCACATGCGAAGCGCGAAGCCCCGGTGAATAAATCCTATGGAGGCGGGAATCTTCGGCAGATGATTAAGAGCTACATGCTCGGCCGGTTCTCCGGGGCGATTGAATCGAACGCAAAGTATTCCGTGTTCGTGCAGGAGGGAACGAGACCGCACGTCATTCTACCGAAGGCAAAGAGAGCGTTGGCAAACCGGAGGACGGATGAGATGTTTGGCAAGCGAGTGAATCATCCGGGAACGCGGGCAAACCCGTATATGACACGAGCGATTGAAAAATCAAAGGATGCCATTAACGGATTTTTTCACAAAGCCATTCTCAATATCACAAAAATCTTATGAAAACGATTGCAGGAATCAGTGAGCTCATCGTCACGAAACTGGAAGGTCTTGTGGATGGAAGCTCAAACCGGATTATCCCGGAAGTTCTTGGGTATCCGAGCGGGACAAAAACGATGTATCCAAGCGCGGAAGTTTTGCCCACGGCGGCAATCTCAACCCGTAAGCTGGAAACGACCGGGGGCGTAGGGGCGCGGTTAGAGCGCGTCATCAATTTTCAGATCAAGCTGTATCAGGAAGCGGCAGAGGCGAGCATGGGCGCGGAATCACTGGGGCGCGTGAGTGCGGCGGTTGATGCTATTCTTTCGTCATTCGATACCGACCCGGATCTTTCGGATGAGGTGGCTGGAATCGTGGCGGATGATGTCATTATTGACTACGCCGTTCGATTTCCGAACGCTGTAGCGACAATCAATTTGCGATGTGTTATTATCGTTCCATAAGCCTATGAGGTACAAAAACATCAGTGACCAAGACCTTACCGTGATCGGCGTCGGCATTGTTAAAGCCGGAGCTGATGTTGAGGTTGCGGAGCCCATCAATAATCAAAACTTCGCGCTGGTCAAACAGCCGGCAAAGCCTGAACCCAAAAAGGAAAAGGCCGAAGATAACGCCTAATTATGTCAAACTACCTTGGAGACAAAAGCTATCTTGCGTTGAAACCGCAGGTTGATGCCGGGACGCCGATCATCCCGACAATTCACTTTCCGCTGGTCGGAGAGAATATCCGGGTGTCCCCAAATATCGCGGCGGACCGGCGAATGAAGGGACTTGATTGGAAGTCCGATGACGTCACGAAGGGAGCCCGTTCGATTGAAGGGGATTTTACGGTGTTTGGCGATCCGTCTGTGCTCGGTCACATTCTGAACATGATTCAGGCAAAGGGAGCGACAACGGGGAGCGCGGGAGATGGATATACGCACCCACTCACGCCGGGTGAAGGTAAGCATTATACGCTCGAAGTCCCGCGCGGGAGTTATGCTGAGCGGTATTTCGGAGTGCGCGGAGATTCCGTTGAGCTTTCTTTCGATGAAGGGCGTCTGCTCGCTAAGCTCATGATTAAGGCTACCGGTGTATGGAACGGCGGATCGCTTGCGGCGGCGCTTACCGGTGCAGGAATGACCGAGGCCGTTCTCTCTACGGCATACGAAGTCAACCCGAACAAGGGTCTTTGTGTGGGAGATACCATTATCATCGGATCTGTGGAAGTTGCTCTCACATCCGTTGATGCCGATGGCATCACGGTCGGATTCGCTTCGACGGCGATCACGGCAAGCGCTGGCGATGCGGTCTATCTGAAGGCGCAAACGCCGTCATTCGGTACGCAGTTGGAACCGTTCTATCTGCCGAATGTCCGGGTTGGGTTCGGTGCGGATGAAACGGCGGCAACGACCGCGGCCGGGGCCGAAGCGACCGCGACACCGCTCAATGAAATCTCGATTGAGATCAAGAACAACTTACTCTCCGCAAATCAGACCGGAAAGCGCGGGACAGGTGCGCTCTTGAATCAGGTCATGGAAGCGCAGATCAAGGTCAAGCGATTGTTCGAGAACCCGGATGAGTGGCGCCAGTGGATCGAAGGGCTTGGAAAGGCCATCACGATCATCGCTTCCGGGAAGCCGATCAACTCGGACTTTACGACGCGCGAGCTTTTGACGCTGAAGTTCTACATGACGAAGAAGATCGACTCTCCGAATGTCTTGGCTGTTGGAGGGTATGTGATGACGGAGCAAGTGATCGAGTCACTGTATGACACGGCCACAGCGAAGTCCTTGGAAATTACTCTCGTAAACCGCTCCGCGGGAACCGTGTACTAATATGGAACGCCCTACCATTGAAATCGAGTTGCCGGTTACGAAAGACAAGGTCGTTTTGAAATCTTGGTTGACGAAGGCAGAGGCAGACAAGACCAAGGAGCCGGTTCGCACGTACTATTCACTCAAGCATGAAAATCCATCCGAGGCGGCAAAGGTTCTTCTTGGCGAGGTGTTGGAACAGGTAGAATCCAATGTCGTTGAAACGGCCGTCGTAAGCATTGACGGAGTGAGTACGGGGATCAAGGAAATCGTGGCCGATTTACCGGAGGCTGATTATGACGCGATCATTCGAGAGATTGATCGTACGGTCCGACCCCCAAAAGAACCATCGCAGAAGTCGGAGGCTTCGTAGAGGCTTACGTCGTCTGCAAAGAAATGGGATGGGATTGGTGGACGTACCAAACACAACCGGAACCGTTTATCGAAATCGTGAAAGACATGATCCGAAACAAGAACCGCTGATATGGCAAAAGAAGCCACAATGAAATACGTCATTGAAGCGGAAGACCGCACAAAGACCGCCCTGTCATCAGCAGAGGGCGGTCTTACGGGATTTAACGCGAAGGTATCCGACATGGCAAAGGGTGTAGCCCTTGGAGGGATTGCATTGGCTGGAGTAAGTACGGCTTTTTCTTTTTTATCGTCTACCGTTCGAGATTCAATTCAGCAATTTACGGAGGCGGAGGCGGCACAAAATAGGCTTACGCAGATTTTGAAAACTTCACGCAACGCTTCAGATTTCCATATTCAGGGACTCATCAATCAGGCGGAGGCGCTTGAAAAGGTTGGCGTGGTTTCAAAAGATACGATCATTGCCATGCAGTCGCAGCTTGCTACGTTTGATTTATCCACAAGTGCGATTGAAAAATTGACTCCGGCTATTCTCGATTACGTTGTGGCCGAAAAGGGAGCAGGAGCGAGCACGGAAGACGCGCGAGCTCTTACGAATGGACTCGCACAAGCTATCAATGGAAACTTTGCGGCGCTCACGAATACAGGATTCATTCTTGATGAGCATACAAAGAAGTTAATCTCAACGGGAAATGAGGAAGAACGATTGACGGCGATCACAGACGTCCTCAATTCAACGTATGCAGGATTCAATGCACAAGCAAGGAATACATCAGAGGGTGGTCTTGCTGTTTTTAGGAATGAAATAAATAATTTGCAGGAAGCCATTGGAAAAGGAGCCATGCCGGTCATCATCGAGATGACAAACGCACTCACGCCTCTCGTCCAATGGCTCACGAAGGCTGCAAATGAAGCGGGAAGATTTGCACTGCAGATGGTAAATGCGAAGAAAGCACGGGTTGCCGATCTCAAGGATTTTATTCTCGAAAACGCAGGTGATGACATCGTTACCATTGAAGAAAACATTGGTGAGAATCTGGTGTCTAATTTGAATTATGCAGTTCCTAAGATTGATACTTCGGTAAGTAAAATAAAATCATCGTTTCAATCTTTGAATAACAGTTTGGAAGGGGCGCAAAATAAGATTTCGGATTTGATGGAATCATACGGCGATTCTATCGAGCGAAATCTTACGGGGCACCTCGATCGTATCGATTCATTGAACGAGTCAATCACTGATTCCGCGAGGTCGTATCAGCAGAGTACGCTGGAAAAAGAGAATAAATATCAAGATGACAAACTTGGTATTTACATGAAGCATCAGGATAATTTGCAGTCATTGACCGAAACATCACAACGACTGCGCGAGCAGTTGTCCGAAGAGAAGGATGAGAAAGAACGTAAGAAGATTCAAGCGCAGATCAGTAAAACAAAATCAGCCATTCAAGAGGAGCAAGATCTCTTGGATGAGTACGGAGAGCTCGCGTCCGCGGCCAAAGAAAGAAGGGGCATGAGCGACTTCGAGCTCCTTGAGGCCAAGCATGCACGGGAGATGGAGGCGGATGAGAAAGCCTATAAGGAAAAGCTGGAAAAGATCAACGTTCAGATTGTGCGCGAAAATGAGGCATATCAAAAACAGACGGATGGTCTTGTAGAGGAAACGAAAAAACGGTTTGATAAAATCGTTGAAGAATATACCAAGGGTTACGGGAAAATCATCGAGGCCGGAAAGGATGACAAGTTTTCTAAAAAAGTCCTAGATCAGTTGCAGTCAACGGGAAAAGCGGGATTAGCTGGATTATCGGCATCATCGGGATCTTTCGATCTCGTTTCAGGCGCTACGGCAAAGGCAAGTACCAATAACCCATCCGTTAGCAATCAGTGGGTATTCACATTTAATGGAGATATTACGGATAAACAGAAGTTGATTGAGCAGGTCATGGATGCCGTCAATAGAGCGGCCGAGCTTTCGTGGGCAAAGTCTGCAAATTAAATATGAACGATATCGTTACATTCGATTCAGAGAGCATCATCGGAGCCCCGTATATTACGAGGATCGTTCAGCATGAGTCCAGCCCGGACCGGAGGATCATATCTCACGAGCTCACGCGAGAAGATGGGAGCGTTTTCGTTTCTTCCCGGTATCGGGAAAAGCGCATTTTGATCGAGGGGATTTTGACGGAGGATGATGCGGGAGATCTGGAAGAACAGATTGACGCCATGAAAGAGCTTTTGAGCCGGGAGGAAAAGAACCTAGATATTTCGTGGAATGGGGAAACGCGCCGGTACGTTGCGACATGCTCGCGCCATACGTTCGATCGGGATCATTTTCATCTTCGGCACGTTCCTTTTTCGGCAGAGTTCGTCGCATCGGCCGGGTTCGGAATTGACACGGTGACGACGACGGCGATTGATGACACGTATGACACGACGACCGATGTGAGCGTGGAGCCTACAATTTTAGGGACTGCGCCACCGAAACCGATCATTACCCTTACCGGAAACAACTGGCCGAGCGGATGTCGCGGGATCTCGATCGTGAACGAGGACACGGGCGAGCGGTTTCTCTTTTCTCGAAATGTAGACTGGGGTACGGATTCCATTGTCGAGATAAACTGCGCGCTCAAAAAGATCACGCATACGATCTCCGGAGTGCCGACGGTGTGTGATTTTGCCGGGCTTATCCCGCAGTTCAAAGTAGGCGCGAATAATTTTACGCTGAAGGCGGGAGCCGTGGTCAATCAAGCTACAAGGGAAGCTTCTATTGCGGATGTAGAAGAAGGCGCGATGGTTGTCAATTCAACGAGTTACGGAAAGTGTCGTACGGCACAAAAGTTCTCGTTGCCGTATACGGATGCAACGGTGCAAGGGATTCGTATTGCTGTTCTTAAATTAGGATCCCCGCTTTCTTTTAACGTTCGTATCGAAACGGATGCTGATGGCGTTCCGTCAGGATCATTGGTTCACGCTGATGCCACACAGGGAATGAGTCAGGCGAGCATTGGTACATCAATGGGTTATTGGTCCGTATTTTTTCCGAACCCGATTTCACTTCAAGCGAATATAACGTACTGGATCGTATGCGAGCCGGGGAATACCCCTGTTGATAGCAGCATGAATTATTTTTTGGTCGGTATCGTGAATGGAGCTGATGAGATTTATACGGATGGAGGGTATATGGCAGATATCGGAAATCCTATCGTGTGGGGGACGCCGTCAACGATCGTCTCGCAAGCCTTCCAGCTTCTCTCGGGTGGACGTGGCGGAGCGTCGAGTGTAGATGTTTTGATTCAGTACGAGAAGACGTACTTATAGTATGCCCACCACAGTCATCCCGAGTGGATATCGAGTGACAGCTATTCCGCGCCTTTCAATCAGAAAGCGCGTTTTGGTGAAGGCGTATACGCGCGATCGGGTATTCTTGGACGTGATTCAAAAAGTGGACGTATCAGGATTTACCAAACAGATTGATTCGGGGCTTGGAGAGTGCGTGCTCGAAGTGGGTACGCCGTTCGATTCATCGAACGTTCTCTTTTTGGAGGGCAACCATTTTGAGATTTGGATTTCGGATGTGGATACGGTGACGAATCCGGATACGTTCAAAAAGATTTATCAAGGCTTCGTGTCTTCGATAGAACCCACGGCCGGGGCGGAAGAAGAAAAGATCACGATCACGCTCATGGGGTATCAGACGCTCTTGGGTCTTGATGTCTTGGGGACATTACCGGTTACGACTATGATGACGGAAGATCCCGATGGAGTGGTGACGGGGTATGATCCAGATACCAGTCCGCCGACGGTGTGCGATATCGGTCTCGTGGTCCGCGGGATTTTAACGCGGTATCAAGTCGAGTCGGGATCTTCGGCTATTCAATACACCGCCGAGAGCGTGCCGGTGTTCTCGCAAAACATGATCTACCTGTTTGTGCAGAAAACGTACGCGGAAGCGTTGAGCGAGGTCCGCGCCATTGCGCCATACGGGACATATTCATACCTTGACGAGCGCGGGATTTTTCACTTCCGACAGGCGGGGAACGTCACGCATCATTTCGTATTCGGAAAAGATATCGGGAACGTGAAGATTCGGAGAGAGATCGAGCAGGTGCGAAATGTTATTTTGATTTGGGACGGGTTGGCTGATGGCAAAAGCGTTGTCTATAAGTCGTATGAGCACGCCGTGTCGGTCGCAAAATACGGACGTCGCATCGAGCGCTTTACCAATTCCGCGATTCAGGATGAAGATACCGCGGACCTTATCGCTACGAAGTTTTTGGAGGAGAGCGCGGAGCCGATCGTTTCGATTACGTTCGATGTTTTCGATAATGCGGGAAGCGAGCTCGGATACGATATCGAGACCATCAACCCGGGAGACACGGCGACATTCCACAACCTCGGGCCGGTGATCGCATCGCTTTTGGAAGAAGGGATGATCGTGACGAGCGTCCGCTACGGGTTCGATAAGGCCACGGTTACGGTCAAGCCGATCCGGTCCGGGATTCTTGATATTCAGGCCAGATTGAAAACCGATATCACGAACCTCAAAAACGTGTCCACGATGCCACTTTCCTATACGAGCTAGAGGGCAGAATTGGAGCTTTTAGGCGATTCGAGGCTGGATGTGGGTATTGGGACGTCTGAAACCGTACAGAGGCAAATAGAGGGTTATGAACAGGGTACGGGACTGGGAACAAAAAATGCGGTATGATGGTGAAACAGCTCTTGCCGTAGAACCGCAAAGAGGACGTTGCCACCACTTGCAAGGATGACAACAAAAACCCCCGCATACGGTTCTACTATGCGGGGGTTTGTCATCCTATCCACATGAAATACGCCGAGGAGTTCTGGGCAATTCCCAAGTCCATCATGGACATGACGCACGTTTCGCTTGAAGCGCGCGTCATCTACGGGATTTTGTTTACGATGAAGAATGGAAAAAATAGCGCATGGCCGAGTCAGAAAACCATCGCCGAAGATGTCGGGATTGGGGAGCGATCCGTCCGGAGAAAACTTGATGAGCTCGTAGGTGCTGGATTGATCGAGGTTGAGCAAAGAGGACTGAATCAATCGAACAAGTATCGGTTCCCGGATCGAGCAAATGTCAAGTCCGCTGGAGTGGCCAAAATGGCCGGTCAGGATAGGACACCCGTGGCCGGTCCGGATAGGACAGCGGTGTCCGGTCCTATTCATTATAAGAAAAGAACAAGTAGAAAAGAACACAATATAGCAACGCGTGGCGTTGCGGATGTTTCAACCGAGGTTTCGGAGCCGGTACCGATTAACCGGGTGATGGAGGCTTTTCAAATGAGCTTGAACCCGGGAATCGAGTACGGGAATAAGACGCAGCGAAAAGCGATTGAGGATTTGCTGAAGGCATGGGGAGTCGAGCGGGTGATCGGCGCCGTGAAGTTCATCGAGGCGTCGCGCGAAGACATCTATGCGCCGGTCATCACAACGCCGTACCAGTTAAAAGCGAAGTTTGCGCAACTTATTCTTTACGCCCGGAAAAAAGGAAGCCGGGAAGCGAAGTCAATTACGATATGAACGAAATAACTACGAGTTTGATGTGTATTCAGATGCGGTCCGGTGTTGAAATATGGCTGGATCGTGAAGCGATCGAACGGTATCGGATTGCGACAACGGATGCCAAGGAGTCAAAGCTGATCTGGTTTGACGCGAAGGGTGATGGGGTGATGGAGCAGTTTAATACCGCGGATGTTGTCGGGACGTTCCGGGCCGATCGAATAGCGGATATGACGCGGCGAAAAAACGGAGGCTGGCAATGTACCCGGATGAATTGGCACGACAAGGGGCAGAAGTGCGATTGCATTTCCACGGAGGAAAAAGCTACAATAGCCAAGCGCGAGGAGGCGATCAAGAATTGCGGGAAGTGCGAGGCGGGATTCGTGACGGAACAAAATGAAAATGGGGAATGGGTTGCGAGGACCTGTGACTGTCAAAAAACGGTATGACCACAATTGAAAAAGCAGAAAAAAAGCTGTCAGTCTCGATCATGGCGCATCCAAGCCGAGAAGATTTTTTTCCGTATTTGCGGGAACGTCTTGGCGATGTTCCGATGGCCATTGATCGAGGGGTTGGTATTTGGGAGAATTGCAAAAACGCATGGAGACTTCATACGGATGCCGAGTGGC